CAAGCGTGATGGAAACTGAAGAAATAAAGCCTTGTAAAATCAATAAATATTGATTTATCAAGACTTATTTAAAAATGTAAGCATAAATTCAAGCACGTATCGCATTATCTAATCAGCAGTTATTACGTGGCTTTAGGGGTATTTGCAGGGGCGGGAAATTTTCATTTCTCGATTAAAATCATCAGCGCGCAACAAATAAAAATGCCCGAATAACATCGAGCATTATTTACCGGGCTGCAAGCCTTCGCCCTGCATTTTCCGCAAGCGGAAAATAGTTAGACAAGTTTCACTTGGAGTAAAATCACTATATCTGTCTTAGTATCATTTTTGGATTTTCCCGTTAAAAAACCTTTAGGAAGAAATGAAAAACCTGTTTCGCCTTCAGTTATCTTGTTTTCGGCCAGTCCACCCAAAACTATCACATCGCCATTTTTTACACTTACATCTGTGACAATGTCGCGTTTTATAAGTGTCGGAGATTGATTAACACCTGTATCCGTCTTAACAAAATTAGATAGTTGTTGCTGAATTTTTATATCAATATTATCGGCTTTAATCGTCGGCAATATGTCAAAAATTACACCGCTTGAGCGGTATTCAATGGACTGCACCGGACGACCATTTCTATCATAAGTAACCGAGCCAAGAATAGGTACATCAGAGCCAACGCTAAAATTGCCCTTAGAGCCTGATTTAACGCGGATTGTCGGCGAGCTTACAACGTGAAAACGGCTATCCGTGCGAAAAAGCTCAATCATGGCATCTAAATTACCCGTGTTTACCGTGATAAAGTTTTCATAATTTTGTTTAACACCGATATGAATACCGAGCTTGCCGGATAGCAGCTTAGCTAATAAATTAATACCACTTCCCTCTTTTTCTTCCGTTTGCACCTCAAAAACATAGCCCGTTACAACAATTTCACGGCCCGGAACATCGACGCCCTTAAGTACGGATTTTACCCGGGCAATTTCTTCCCCGGTACCGTAATAAACCAATTTATCACCGCTTGCAGATACCGCTTTTTCATCGTTGTTATTATGTTTCAAAAATTCAGCGAGATATTCAACATCGCGATAAACCGGGCTATAGACAAAGCTTTGTCTAACCACTTTCGGCTCAATTTTTGCAATATATACAACCCCATTTTTCTCATACGTTTTAATGTTCATATTGCCAAAATAACGCACTATAAACTGTTCAAAATCCTGCTTTTCGGTCACTTTAAAACTTATCAGGCGCTCATCATTAGCCAGTTGCGGGTCGAGCATATATGGCTTTTCCAAGACGTCACCGTAAATCATACTAACCGCCTTCGGTAACTGCACGGCATCAAGCTTAAAATCCACATTTACCGCACCACAAAAACACGGTAAAAATCCCCAAATACTCAACAAACTTTTAATGCTATTGCTTAAAAACATTTTCATTTTTCAACACTCCGGAATAATAGGAAACCACTTCACCGCCGATAACACCCTTTAACTCTCTGCCCTCACCACTAAAAAGCCGCCTTGGCTCAAGCCTTAAATTATTTTTGGTATCCATAAGAACAACAAACAATTGCCCGTTTTTGGATAATTCCCCGATGATTTTCCATTTTTCGGACAAAAGCTCTTTTTGTTGCATTTTTAAATCATCGCCGGTTGTCATGGTTTCATATAAATCAGCAAACTCATTATCTTTAATATGTTTAGCACCTTTAACGACTTGGGTGCCTTGATTTATGAAAGATTGATTGTGAGTCCCGTCATTTTTTGTTTGATGTTGCGCCTGTTCATCTTGTACATCCGGGTAAATATAAGGTTTTAAAGCATAAAAACTATAAGAAAAAGCAACAATAACAAATATCACCATCAGTCTGAAGGTTCCGGATTTAAAAAAGTTTTGACGGTCATCTACAACCGATTGTTTTCCATTAACGCCATCAAACGATTTATAAAGCTTAAAAATATCTTCGTTATATTTGTTCTGATACTGTGCAACAAGACCTTGTTTATTACATTTCACGCCAGTATAAACATTCACCCGATAACGCTTGCCCAAGCCAAGGGAAACTAAGCGAGACATTAAAAAAGTAGTTTCGATTCTATCCTTTATAAAGCGCGGAATGCCCGTTACAGATTGATTAATAACAACTAAATCACAACAAACGCCCGTTTCTTCATCGGTAAAATGACGATGTTCGGCAATAAAAGACCGATGATTGGATTTAATTTCATTAGTCGGGAAAATACGCCACACTTCATCAATACAAATCAAATCGCCGGGCTTGCAAATCGTATTTTCATCACTACCCTTATACGGAAAAAAATCATCACGCTGACAATCTTCATCAGATACCCTTATTAATTGCCCTAAATCTTCTTCCTTGGCATTCTTTTTGTTTAAACAATACTCCCTTACTTTTTCGTCTGTTATTCCCTCAATATTCGTTACAATGCGTCTTCCTTTGAGATAATTCTCAACAATCACCGAAGACACAACCTCATAAGATTTACCGCTGCCCGGAATACCCACATAAGCCGAAATTGCCATAAAATCCTCAACCTATAATCGGAATACGACGAATAACAAAACGCATAAGGTAAGCACTTAAAACCACCTTAAAAGCAAAATCAACGCGGAACATTTTTAAAATATAAGCCACATTCTCCGGCACCTGACCCAAAAGCTGTTTAATTTCATCAAATTTATCACCGACAAAAATATCTAAAAGCAATGGCACAACTTCTTGAATACAAAGATAAATCAAAGAAAAAACAATAAACTTCAAAACAACCGAATCAAAAAGCCATTTAAGCAATCCGCCTGAATTTTTAGCTATCCAGCCAATAATTAACTTAACCATACACCACCTACGCCGAAAGAATAATAATCAAAGCCAATGAAGACCAAAGGAGAGTGAAAACAGGAGAAACCGTTGCACCCATTTTGTCAATAATCTTACAATGAACATCTATTGTTTGCGTTCTATTAAAGACAGGAACCGTTATCGGTTCACATTGACCAGCAGAAAGTTCATAACCTAAACCCACTCTATCATCCAAACCTTTTTTAGCAGCCCTTAATGTCCTTTCCAAATCAGGCGTTTGAAGATTTGGGGTTTTTATATCATCTAAACCCTTACCCTCACCATCTCCATCATTATCACCTTTGCCATTACCAACCCCAGAACCGCCATTACCACCGTTACCAGGTTTATCACCCTTTTTATCGCCGCCTTTTTGTCCGGGCTTGTTATTTCCATGTTCAGCCTCACCCTTTTTATCCGGAGAAGAACCATTTCCACGATGTTGATGAATGCCGGAACCATCACCTTTATTATCACCGGGAGTTCCAGGGTTATTATTATTCTCACTTTGCTTAGTGCCGGCATAATCATCCAATGATTTATTCCACTCAGGATTATTGGGATCAACATGCAATCTTGTTTCACCGTCTTTAGTTTTACTTAATCTATAACTCGGCCCTTTGCAAAGCGTCTTTCCATCAGGAAGAACTGCACATCTATCTTCACCATTCTTAAAACCTAAAAATTCAGTATCACCATTTTTAACAATATTCGGATTTTGCATTGCGTCTAAAATCGCATTGGCTATATCGCAATTATCATTTTTTAATGCTTTAATTAAACCAGGTAATAATGCATTTCGATAAACACCTTTTAAACTACCACTAAATATAAATTGTTCGTCCCATTGCCAATAACCATCATGAAAAAAATTAGGGTCATAAAAACCATGATGAATGGTTAAACCGGTATCATCAGAATCAATTGTTTGAAAATTAACCTCTTTAGAGCTATTGCCACAAATTTTATGACCGGAACCATAAGACATTAACTTACAGCTCGTTTTTATAGCATTAGATGACTTAGGGGGATTTGAGTTTTTCGGAATTGTTGACCAAGAAATACAACTTGGGACAGAAAAAGAGTAACCGGAAAATAAAACAATAAAACATGTCAAAACTAACCGGAAATACCACGAACGACCAAATAAGCACATAACATACCCCACAAAAAGAAAATCATTTGCCAATCCATAAATCACCTGCCTTAACCCTATAAAAAAGCCCGTGCGTCCTCAATTCTTGCGGGCGCGCGGGCTTTTTTGCCGGGCTAAACGTTATGCGCGTTTAAAGAAACCAAGCAGATAACGCACTGCAAGACCAACGACTAAAAAGCCACCCAACGCAACACCCAAAGCAATAACTGCCTCTTTCGGTTGAGTCATGTCAACCTGAGTAGCAATATCACCGATACCGGCAGCGTAAGATGACACAGAAGCAAATGCAGTTAAAGTTAAAGCCGTTGCATAACCGGCTACTTTTTTAAATGTTTTTAACATAGTAAAATTTCCTTAGTTGCGTTACTTCAAAAACTTTAAAAGCCTACCGACAAAGTAAGCTATAAGCCATAAAGATAACGTTGCTGAAAATGAGATAGCCCAAAATTCCTTATACTGGGAATAATCGACTTTCTCGCCTTTTGAACTTGCCGCAACCTGATAAACTTTCAACGCTTCAGACTGCGACAAGTTCAAATTCACATCGCTACAACCCCTATCATTAACACAGAGTTGAGCATTAATTCTTATTAATGTTTGTTCATTCATTTCTATTTCTTATCCAATTAATTAAGCGCTTTATTAAGCGATAAATAAACAAAATTAATACTAATTTAAGCATGTTATTTATATTAAAAAGGGGCGGTCAATAAGGAGCACAAACCGCCCAAAGGATTTAAAGAAAAATTAAATAAAGCATTAATAACGCGGTTGAACAACCGATAAAGCTTGCGCCAACCATTTCTAAGAAATCGCGCATTAAATTTTGACCTCTTCAATACTTGATTCGTCAGTATATAAATAAGTAATGCCCGTTTTACCATTAAATTGCCAAGATATAGGAAAAACTGAAATAATAACTTGTTTACCTATTAAATTTTTAACGTGAGTAATTAATTCATTATTAAATAATTCCTTTTTGCGTACAGCGACCATGATTTCAATTTGAGTCGAACCGCCAAAGCCATCAGGACGAGTCAAGCCGATTCCGATTTCATTTTTAAAACGAACTTCACCGGTATCTTTATCAACGTTCTGTAATTGACGAGAACCGAGACATTTTCCAACAATCATAAAACCTTGTTTCATTTTTAATTTCCTCTTTAGTTAATTTAAGCTGCTAGTTTTAAATGATAATTCGGTAATTTATACCAATTCGGCATAATTAAATTGCTAACATTAATTTCACGAGTTAAAACAACTTTAACCGGTGAAAACTTAGATAAATCGCATTTTCTACCTATATCAATACCGATTTTGCGCAATTTCGCTCGATGTCTTTTAATATGAGCTTTTGATAAATCAAAAACTTGACCATGTGACCACTGCAAAGCGTACATTGCGGTTGTATTTGCACTTCTTACAGTATCAACCACACCATTATTTAAAAGTGTTTCCGAGATAGTTTCAAAATCCATTGCCGTCACCTTTAATTTTTCATCAATATTAATAAATTCATCACTTAATTTTTTTAACCTCGAATAATCACTTAAACCGTAAAAATTTAAATTTTCTTTTTGTAAATATCTTGACTTTAATTTTTGTTCAAATCTTGCTACGCCGTTCTGTTTGCAAAAATCAATAACTTTTAATAAATGCTTATATTCTGAAGATTGCTCACCAAATTTATTCTTAATTTTATTAAGGCTATGCAATTCAAGCTCATAAGCCTTGTTATATACACTTGGGTAAATTAAATTCGCATTTCCGAGCTTACTTAACCAATCAACGGTTTCTCCATTCGTATGCAAACGAGCTACCGAATTACGATAATTTAATGTTGATAAACCGCTTAAATAATGTTCAACGTTATTGCGCCCTACTGCTCTATTCTCTGTGATGTGTAATTCTTTGATAATTGCGCCATCAGAAAATTTTTTAACTTTTGTTCCGTCTTCCGATTGACCGTAAAAAACTTGAGTACATTTAGTAAATGCAGGAAGTCCTAAATTTTCTAAAATCGAATTAAAACAATTAACACAAGCTTCAACGGTTGATAATCCGAATAAATTTTCAGTTCTGCCCCATCTGCTAGGATTGCCAGACATTGTTAAAACGGAACCGTTAATTTTTATAATCACCGAATCGCAAAAACTGCCTTCATGTTTGAACGCTGGAATGCGAATACCTTCTTGTTGTTCGCCTGTATCTATATGAATTCCCACATAGCCAAAATCGCCTATCAGTGGAAGCTGATAGTTAAAATCCTGTTCTATTTTTAGCCAGTCGAAAAACATAATTTAGAATCTGTATACCGCATGCAAATATTCAATGTGTAAAATATACAAAATAAATATACCGCATGCAAGCATATTTTATACAAAATCACTGTCTATATTTATAATTAATAAAAAGGAAAGCAAAAAATGAGAAAAGACACATCAGTAAGAATAAACGGTCAAAGAAGAAACAAGCTTGAATTGCTAGCAATAGAGATCAGTCATAAAAGTGGAAGGCTTACAAAAATGAGTGATATAGTAAATCATTTGATTGATAACTACATGAATGAAGCAAAACAAGATTTAATTCACCAACAAAGCGAAAAAAACTAAACGAGAACGAGAAAGTTTTGATTAACTTAAAAATTGAAATTAGTATCCGATTAGATACCAAAGTTCGGGTGTAACAGAACTCCCGAACTTTTTCGAGCGTTTTTTAAACAATTTTTAACGGCATGAAAAAGATCATTTTTGCATTAAATGCGGTAATTTTTACGGCAGGATTCACAGAATACGGAGCCTTTAAATATGAAGATAGTCCGTTCAGTCACCAAAGAACGGAACAATTCGATGACCGTTTTTCAAAAAAAATTGTTGAAGATTTAGAGAGACAAGCACCGAAAAAGGCAAAAATTGAACGCGTAGGAGAGCAAAAAAGAAGCGGAGTTAGAAAACTTAAAGGACATTAACGCTTAAAATATCTACGTCCATGGCAATAAACAGGGCTGTAAGCCTTTAAAAAATCCTCCTTATCAATCGGCACAGTCGAATTTTTCAATTCATCCAGAAACATTTTCAGCGCATAGCAAAAATCAAACCGTTCATCAGATTCGGCACGAGTTAAAAACCGCTTCTGCGAAAATCGAATTTCTACACTATCCAATGTGCAATAGATGTGATAATCATCAGATTTCAACAAACGAACCGTATTCAAGAAATGAATCGGTGTAATATCCTTTAAAGTAATATTTCCCATAATATCAATAGATTAACTTCGCATAACAGCGGATTATGTGTAAATTCTTGCGCGGTGCGTGCGCTATTTTACCGCGCTGCGAATTGTAACATAATCCGAAAAATCATTATGCGAAGTTAGTGACAAAGTAAATGAACGCTACGAATTAACAAAAACACAGACTTATTCACAAGTCACTCTTACTAGT